GTCCGAGATCGATCCAGGTGACTGGAAGCCCGGTGAAAAGGTGGAATCCAAATTCACCGTATCGCTGACGTACTACAAGCTGGAGATCGATGGCGTGGCAGTACACGAGATCGATCCGCTCGGTATGGTGCGCATCATCAACGGCGTCGACCAGCTCACAGAGATTCGCAAGGCCATTGGCATGTGATCGGTTCGCCAGGCGGCAAAGTAACTTTTTTCAATGACGGCGGGCACGTGTTGCCCGCCGTTTCTATTTGAGGTGCTTGATGGACACGGTAACGGTCAGGCTGGATTACCCAGCGACATTCGACGGCGTGACGCGCGACAGCATCACGCTGCGTCGACCCAGGGTGCGCGACCAGCGTGCTGCACAGAAGCTCTATCCGGATGATCCGGCGGGTCAGGAGCTCGCGCTCTTTGCAGCGCTGGCGGAGGTCGCGCCGAACGATCTGGAGGGCATGGATCTCGGTGATTACAACCGCCTGCAGGATGCCTACTTTCGCTTTCGAGCCCCTCGCAAGGATCAGCCCACCGACGCTCAAAAAGCTGGCGAAGCGCCTGGTGAACGAGCTGCGGATGTCGCCGCGTGATGTCGACGAGTTGACGCTCGACGACGTGATCTGGTGGCTGACCGACTAACGGGGGGAGCGCGACTGAACTCGCAACCGGCGCTGCCGGTTGCATCAAATGAGGTGTGAGATGGCAAATGACATCGCACTGGGAATTATCATCGGCGGTGCCGTATCTGCGACATTCGGCAAGGCGATCACCGAGACGAGCTCGCGCATTGTCGGTCTGAAGAAGACGGCGAGCGACACCCGGCTCTGGCAGCGCACGATCGGCGACACGATCAAACTTCAAGACGAGTTCCGCCGGCTGCATCAGGCGGGCGATTCAGCGGCGGAGGATATCCGTCGCAAGATCGATTCGAACCTGCGGTCCCTTCGTGAAGCCGGCGTCGAAGTCGACCGGCTTGACAGATCGTATCAGCGACTCGGGCGCACCGCGCGCGGACTCGACCTGAAGGCCGCTGGTCACGAACGCATTGCGGCAGGCCGCGAAGGGGTTCGAGGCACGATCGGCGACGCAGTGAAGTTTTCTGCTGCGGTCGCTGTCCCGACCGCGATCTCAGCAGACTATCAGGCGATCATCCGCGACATTGCGATCAAGGCGGGCATCGCCCGCACTGAGCAGGAAGCGACGATGGGACGCCGTATCCGTCATGATGCCTCGGCGAACGGTATCGGTCGAAATGAGCTTGCCGACGCCGTGAACCAGATGGTCGCCGCCGGCATGGACGTGAACCGTGCGCTCGATTTCGCACCGCTGGCCGCGAAGTTTTCCATCGGTCAGGGTGCGACCACCGTTGAAACCGCTCGGATGATCCAGGCGCTGCAGCAGAACGCTCGCATCGCGGATCCGGCGCAGATGGGCAAGGCTTTCGAGGCCATTGCGTTTCTTGGCAAGGAAGGTTCGTTCGAGTCGGCCGACATGGCCCGCTGGTTTCCCGTGCTGCTTGCCGAAATGCAGAAGATCGGCATCACCGGACAGGACTCGGTGACCCAGCTCGGTGCGATGCTGCAGGTCCAGATGAAGACGGCCGGCAATGCAGACGAAGCGGCGAACAATCTCAAAAACTGGTTTTCAAAGATCGGATCCAATGAAACCGCGAGCAACTACAAAAAGGCCGGCGTCGACTACGAAGCCAAGATGCGCGAAGCGATCGGCAAGGGCTGGTCGACGCTTGAGGCTTCCTTCGTTCTGGCGCGTGCGTACATCGAGCGCACCGATCCCGCGAAAGCGAAACAGCTTGCCGATGCCGCGAAGAGCATAAACCGCGAGTCGGATCCGGAGAAGCGCCGCGCGCAGATCGCGGCATTCGAAGACACCATGAAAACCGGTGATCTCTTCAACGACATGCAGGTCAAGGCGGCACTGACGGCCTACCTGCAGAACGCCGATCTGTATCAGCGCCTGAAGAAGGAATCGGCGCAGGCCAGTGGTGAGATCGTGAAGGATCTTGCCGACCGGCGCGATGCGTCGAAGCAGATCTGGAGCGAGGTCGGGCAGCAGTGGAATGACGCGATGCGTAGTATCGGCGACGCGTTGCGTCCCGTTACCGATGCCGTGGGCCATGCAACGAAGGCCACCGGCGAAGGGCTCGCGAAGATTACCGATGCGGCGCCGAAGGCGACGATGGCCGTTGCTGGCGTTGCAGCGGGCTTCATTGCGTATCGCGGGGCGAAATCGCTTTTCCAGATCGGGCGCGGAGCACTCGACATCGCGCGGGGCTCGATCCTCGTCGGTCGAGGTCGTGCGGGTGCGGCGATCGGTGGTGCAGGCGGAGGCAAGGGCGGTCCGATGGGCCGGGTGATGGACGCGCTGGGTGGCGCTGCCGTCGGCGGCGTGCAACGCGTCTTCGTCGTAAACCTACCGGGTGTCGGCGGCGCAGGCGGTGGCTTCGGTGGCACAGCGGGTGCGATCGCGGGCGAACTCGGCGAGGTTGCCGGCGGTGCGGGTCGTGCAGCAGGCAAGGGCGGTCGCTTCGCACGCGTCCTGGGCGCTGCCCGTGGTCTGGTCGGCCGCGTCATGCCGTACGCCGGCAAGCTGGCGGTGGCAGGCTCGGTGCTCAAGGTTGGTCTGGCGGCGACCAACGCCTATGCAGTTGCAACGAGCAACGATACCCGGGCGGAGAAAGCGAGAGGCTTCGGCGGTATCGCCGGCAGTCTCGCGGGCGGTGTGCTTGGTGCCAAAGCCGGTGCACTGGTGGGGGCTGTGGGCGGCCCGATCGGGATGGCGATCGGCGGTATCGTGGGTGGGGCGATCGGCACCTATGCCGGCGAGAAGGCCTTGGGGGCTGCTGCAAAATGGGCGTTCTCCCGTAATGATGCACAGCCTGCTGCCGATGCCGTTGCAAAAGCCAGGGCGCTGGAAAAGCCCGTCGGGGCCGCCAAACCCACCATGAAGGTCGACCAGCAGAACACCTTCGCGCCAGTCTTTCACGTAGTGATGCAGGGTGAACCCAGTAGCGATGCGGCCGACCGCTTCCTCGCGAAGGTCTCGCCGCAACTGCAACGCATGATGAAGGATCAACTCGCTAAGAACAACCGCTCGGCGATGTTTGATTCGCCTCATCTATAGCAACAATAAGGAAACGTCGTGGACTTTGAAAGACAGATCACGCAGGCGGCGACGCAGGCGAGCATCGCGACGGAGCGCGTGCGAAGCATGAACCGTGTCTATGAGCGCAACCGCCCGGCCAGCGCGAATACCGTCGCTGTGTTGCAGAAGCTGGCGACAGGAAACCTTGATAGCGCTGCCGAATTGCTTTCCGGCGCGAGCAGTGCGCTGTCGGTGGCGAGCGACGTGAACCCGAAGGTGGGCACCGCTGTGCGCAGCTTCAACGCCGTGCAGTCATCGGTCGGTAGCGTGCTGAAGATGGCGACTGCATCCAGTAACGCGACCATCAAATCCGCCGCCGAAGCGGTCAATGGCGCGCTCGGTGACGTCCGCACGAAGTTCAACGCGTGGGCAGGGATCAAGGCGACGCCGACACCGGGCTCGCTCGCGACGTCGACTGGCGCGGGGACGTTGTTCTCCGGCCAGCTTGACGGTGCCGCGACAGCGACGCCGCACCTGATGACGCTGAGCTCGGACAAGGGCGACACGTTCCACTTCAACCTGTCGACCGCGGCCTTCGACAAGCTGCGGCGCACCACAAAATACAAGGTCGCTTCGCAGGAGCGTCTGAACCGTCAGGAGGCGCTGCAGGCGGTCAGTCAGGGCGGCGAAACCATCACGCTGTCGGGCGTTGTGTTTGCGGCGTCTGGTGCGGGAGCGAAGCAGCTCGACGCCTTGCGTGCGATCGGCGATCGCATGCTGCCGGTGCAATTGACAACCGGCTACGGTGAAGTGCTCGGCCGCTGGTATCTGCAGGCGGTCGAGGAGGAGCAGGAGGCGCTGATGTCGGACGGCGCTCCGCGGAAACAGACCTTTAGCCTGGAGTTTGGCCGCTATGGCGAAGATTATAAGAACGTCTGACGGCGACGTACTCGACGAGATCTGTTACGCGGTGTACGGCTCGGTGACCGGGATGGTTGAGGCCGTCTACGAAGCCAATCCCGGCCTTGCTGCACGGGAACAGCCGTTCATGGCGGGCATCACGATCACGCTGCCGGATGTCGACGTGCCACGTAGTGAACCGGTGCAACTGTGGACCTAGCGCGGCGTAAATCGGGAGGGGAAGTATGCAGGCAATATTCCAGATCGTCGCCAATGGCGACGACATTACCAAGGTGATTGAGGATCGTGTGCTACGCATCCATACGGTCGACAAGCCAGGGCTCGACGCTGATGAGTGTGAGATCGAACTCGACGATCGGGACGGCAAGATCGAGTTTCCGCCCAAGGGTGCGACGCTGAAAATCTCGCTTGGGTGGCAGGGGCAGGGCCTCGCATTTCTCGGCGAATACACGATTGACGAGATCGCGCTCAGGGGACCGCCGGCATCGGTGATCATCCGCGGCCGCCCCTCGAACATGCGAGCGACGTCGAAGACGCACCGGTACGGAAGCTGGGAGAACGCGAAGCTGGCCGACATCGTTGGGGATGTCGCGCGGCGCAACGGGTGGGCGCCGGTGTGCGCGATCGACGTCACGGTGCCGCGAGTCGACCAGTTCGGCGAGAGCGACCTGCATTTCATGACGCGCCTGTCGCGGCAACATGGGGCGACGGCGACCGTGAAGGCCGGGAAGCTGATCGTCGCGGGGCGCGGTGCCGGAAAGAGCGCGAGTGGCTTGCCGCTTCCTTCGATCACGCTCACGCCAAGCATGCTGCTCGATTACGAGATCACGTTTGCGGATCGTGCCAGCTTCGCTGCAGTTCGAACCAGGGTGCATGACGTGAAGACGGGCAAGAAAGTGGATCTCGTCATTCCGAATCCGGACGCGCCGAAGGGGGCGTCGGCGGTGCATACGGAGCGGCATGCCTTCGCGAGCCAGGATGCCGCGAAAGCAGCGGCGGACGCCAGGTTGCAGAAGCTCAACCACCACACGGCGAAGAGCTCGATGCTGATGCAGGGGCGAGCGGATTTCTCCGCCGAGAAGACGGTCACGCTGAAGGGTTTCAAGAAAGAGGCGGACGGCGATTTCCTGATCGACTCGGTGACGCACGACTATGCGGGCCGGAGCTGGGAAACGAGAGTCGAGCTCAACGCTGGCAACAAGGGCAAGGCGAAGGTCGGGCATGGGAAGAAGGCGGCGAAGGCGATCAGCGTCGTCGTTCCGACCCCGCCCAGATAACCTGCCGCGACAACGTTTCGCAAGCCGCCTTCGGGCGGCTTTTTTTATGGCTGCTTTCAAAGCGGCTTTTTATCGGGGATCCCATGTCTGCAGTGCATCACCCTCCTGACTCCCGTCGTACCTGGTTCGACGGAACCATCAACATCCCGACCGTGATCTCGGTCATCGGAGCGGCGGTCGGCGCGACCGTGTTCTGTGTCGGGCTCTACAACAACGTCGCCGAGCGCGTGCTGATTCTTGAGGAGCACGACCGTCAGCAGGAAATTCACTTCCAGGGCATCGAGCGGGACCAGGCCGCGCTGCGCAGCGACGTGAAGGACCAGTTGAAGGGCATCAGCTCTGACATCAAGGACACCAACCTGAAGCTCGACCAGCTCCTCTATAACCGCGCCGGTCCCCGACCCGAGCCCAAAGGATGGATCCGATGAAACTGAAACTTACGCTGGCCGATGGCTGGCAACGCCTGCACATGCGCGGCAGCGTGATCCTGTCGACTGCACTTGCGGCCGTCTCCGCCTTTGGTCCGGTCATTCGTGACGCGTGGCGCAACGTTCCAGACGATCTGAAGGCCATCATTCCGGCCCACGCACAGCAGGCGATCGCGTACGCGATCCTGTTCGCGTCGATCGTCGCGGTGCGGTACACGGCAATCCGCCGCGTGCCGAAGGAGGGCGTCGATGACGGTCATCAGTAGTGGCGCCGCTGGCGGGACGCAGGTCGTCGCATTCATGGACATGCTTGCGGTGGCCGAGGGAACGGGCACAAGCCCGATCACGCGATGCGACGGCTACGACGTCATTGTCACCGGCGTCGACGGCCGACACCGTTTCGACGATTTCTCAACGCACCCATTCGCGAACGGGAGGTCGTCGATCGTCGTGAACAGCAAGGGGCTCACGTCGAATGCATCCGGCCGGTACCAGCACATGCTGAAGGACTGGCCGCACTACCGCGATCTGCTGCGCCTGCGTGACTTCGGCCCCCTGTCGCAGGATCGGTGGTGCATCCAGTTGCTGAAGGAACGACGCGCAATCCAGCCGCTGCTCGACGGCGATCTCGCCACCGCGATAGCGCGATGCACAAACATCTGGGCCTCTCTG